TATGGGACCCTTTTTTCTTCGAAAAGGACATGTCCGACTGCTCTTTTTGGGCACGTAGAAAGTACCTCGATCGAACCACCGTGATATCACTTTTGCCGGATCAAGAAGAGCGCATCAATGCCCTACCGTATGGCAATAGAGATGACAAATTCACCTACATGAGTTTTGCCAGAAACTGGGGGATGCAAAAGCTGCTGAACTACACGGAATACTGGCGCAGGAAATGGGAGACAAAAAATGTCCTTGTCGATATGGACACTGGAGAAACTACAGTTTGGAAGGGGCCAAAAGAGCGATTACAGTTCATACAAGCTTTACATCCTAATCTCCAAATTGTTCGTAAGCCTGTCAGGACTGTTGAGCTGGGTATTATCGTAGAAGGAGAACTATTGTATTATGGAAAAGATCCTTGGGGCCTTGACGATTACCCTTGTGTGCCTATTTTCGGTGGTGACTATGCACCTTCTTACGATCTTTATACATGGAAGCTACAAGGGATTGTCCGTTACATCAGAGATCCTCAAACTGAGCTTAATAAGCGTATCTCTCGCCATGTTGATCTGCTGGATTCTCAACTTAATTCAGGCTGGATAGCTAAAACTGGTGCTGTAACTAACACCTCAAGCCTTTTTAAGTCTGGTAATGGCCAGGTTGTGTTCATCCGTCCAGATGCTGATATGGCAGATGTTCAACGAATTATGCCTCCAGATATCCCTCAAGGGCAGATGGTGTTAACAGAGATGTTCAATGAGATTATCCCAAATATACTCGGAATTAACCCTGAGATGCTGGGTATGCCCGATAACGAAAAGGTCGAGACTGCTGCTATATTGGCCAAAATGCGTCAAGCAGCGGGACTCGTTAGCCTTAAGGGTGTGTTTGATAACTTGGCTGAAAGTCAGAAAATTCTCGGTCAAAAGGTTCTCAAAATGATGCAGGAAAATTACTCTCCTGAAAAGATCCAGATGATAACCAAGAAAGAAGTCACACCAGAGTTTTACTCGAAGGCATTTTCTAGGTATGATGTCGTAGTCGAAGAAGGCCTCTTGACCAATACTCAAAAGCAGACTGAGTTTATGCAGCTTACTACTCTTAAGCAAATGGGTATGCCTATTCCTGATAGTCTGATCATCGAAAAATCAAGCCTACATTGCCGTTCTGAGCTTAATGAAATCCTCGATGCTCAAGCACAACAAGAGCAAGAAGCTATACAAAGACGCATGGAGATGGAAGATCAACAGATGGCGATCACTACAGAGGGCATAGAAGCTAAAGCTAAGTCTGACCAGGCTCTTGCTATGGAGCGGTTATCGACAATACAACTTAAGAATGCTGAAAATGCCGAAAGACAGCAAAAAGCAGAAACAGATCGTACAGCAGCCGAACTTAATTTTGTAAAAGCCTTAAAAGAACTTCAAGAAATGGATTTAAATTCCCTTTCTCAAAAGATAGCCATGCTTAAGGAGCTAGGACAAATTCAACATGCTGAAGGCGAGCAAAGACGCGCGCAAATTGAACATGAGGCTGCTATGAACCAGCAACAATTGGCAATGCAATCAAACCAGAATGTACCTGTCGGTGGCATTTCTCGCATAGAATAGTCCAATTTGAAGGTATGTTATTTTTGTTGTTACCATCAAGGTGATGTACATGTAGCCTACGATGCTTTTTAGAACAATTTGAGCACTTATATTCGTATAACTTAAGCGCTTCTCGACGATATATCTTAAACCCATGCTTGAATGACGGTGAACTTTCGCCAGTTATAGTTCGTTCATATGCCCATTTGCATTCTTTAGAGCAATATTTTGCATCTTTTCGGTAAGCTTTAACCTGTTTTATCTTCCCGCATTGTTTACATGTCACCGATTTAACTTTTTTATGTTCTTTGCGGTATCTAAGTTGACAAGATTTACAACAGAATTTTCTAAGGCCAGTCGTACCATTTTTTTTCCACATTGCTTTGGATTTTTCAATAAGAAAGGTATTAGAACAGTGAAGACAAGTAAGGCTAATTATTTCAGCTCGCGTGTGGGCCTTTTTAGCACCTTCTCCAGCTATTTGTGCACGACATCTAGGCGAGCAGGTTGTGCTAGTTTGTGCACGACATTCGGGAACTGAATAATCTTTTTGACAAACTATACAAGTTTTCTTTGTTTTAAAAGATTTATTCCATTCTTTGTAACAAGTTTTATCGCAAAACAAATTGGTTTTCTTAGTAATTTCCTTACCACACCACTCGCACTTTTTTATCATCTTACCTCATCTTATTTACTCAAGCATAAGGCAATTGCTCGATCAAGTCAAGCACAACTGAGCATGAGATGGGTCTTATGGAGCGTCAACAGGCGATGAGTCAACCTCAACAGGTGGTTTAGGCAGCTCTGCCCAATATAAGGTTATTGGATAATCGCAATCGCATTCATAACCTGAACATTCACATTTGATTTTCCAGTAAGGTGGATACTTTTTTTCTCCTAAGTAGTAACCTATATATAAGCCATTACCACCAAAATTGTAATAAGTTTCTTTGCAGAAGATTAACACTTCTTTATCTTTTTCAGGTAATCTGTCCTTAACACTAATCCATTCACTCATAGTTCCACAGGTGGTTTAGGTATTAACATCCAGTGCGTGATATTTTCAGGATATATTGTCCATTCCAAGTCATAGTAATATCCTGTAAAATCACAAGATGAAAAATCCCATTCATTTTTCACTTGTCTCGCTATACCAATAGGCTTTGGTTCTCCTGTGCCTTTGCTATCGCAGAATATTAAAACATAGTCATATTCTGGGGGAAGCATGTCACTGCACTTAACCCACTCAGTCATAAATAGGCATCCATAATTCTTTTAAATGTTGATGATAAGGCTTCAGGAATTCAATAATTTTTACTTCATCATTCCTGCACACATCGATTAAGCATGTAATAATATATCCTTTTCGTTGCAAAATAAAAAAAAGATATAAAACACCATCTCTATAGCTATCATCTTCGTTTTTGTTTTCTATCTCCCAATCCCATCTGAAAAGTAAATTATAATCCTTGTCGGCATTATCCCAATCTACTAAAAATTCATTCCAAGATTTATATTTGCAAGTAGTATCTTCGTTTGTGAAATAATTAGTGTTAGTACAATAGTAATTATGTTCTACTTCCCATAAATGTATTTTATTTTTTTCTGTCATCAGTGTCATCAAATTTGATCCACTCAGTCATCTTTTATCCCATATTGTCTTTTAAAACCTGGCAACAGAGAATCAGCCATGTCTTTTCTTATATCCTGCATCATTGATGAAATTTGATCTGGCGGTTCAGGCAATTGTGCCCAGTGCGTGATACTTTCAGGCAGGCACTCTATTTGATAATCACATTTAGGATCAAATATATCTATATATTTACCATCAGTAGGTTCGAATTTTCTATCATGAACATCAAAATAGGTAAATCCAATAAAAGCACCATTTGTCACTAAAATCTGTCTACAATCCACTGGTAAAGCGAATTTAACACTAATCCATTCAGTCATTTGGTTCCTCTATGTACATCCAATGCGTTATCTCTGCAAAGTGATGGGGTTTATACCACTTTTGATCTACAATTATATCTTTGCAATGTACGGTAAAAAAAGTCGTATTTTCTAATGGTTTATTATACATTACACTTTGTGTAGCAAAAATAAAACCAATTTCATCTGTCAAGTGATATGTGGTATTCATCTTGATCGAACTGCAAACAAAATATTTACCATTGATATTAACTAAGAGCTTGCCCTCTTTTTCAGGGAGTCTATCAGAGCACTTGATCCACTCAGTCATGATTCCTTAGGTGGTTCAGGCAATGGCATCCAGTGGGTTACAGTGTCATTTTCACCCATAACTTGATGAGTCCAGTTCACTTGGAATGACTGTTTAAAATATTTATTTGCATATTGAGATTGAAAAACAGGTTTATCGTATATTGGATCAAAAACAATTACCTCTTGACTTTCTAGAGGCAACCTCTCGCTGCATTTTATCCACTCAGTCATTGATTTTCTCCATTAGTTTTTCAAAAGTTGGTGCACAAGTCCAATGAAAGCCACTAGGAGTTTCAGGATACCATTGCGCGGTCCATATCTCTTGTAGTTCACAACATTCTTTAAAAAAACCTAGGTTTCTTTCAGAAAAAGGGTAATACTCAAAATATTCTTCAATTGACTGGTAAGAACCTTTATGGGGATTATGTTCTATTATTAAACAAATATGTTTTGGAAAATTGGTCATGATTTAGTCTTAACAAATTTATTATTATTTATTTCAGCTTTAGTTATGCTAGGCGCGCTATTTCCAATCTCTTTAGCATAACTTTGTGCTTCTTCATAAGTTCCTCTGAATAATGTTTCTCCGATTGGAGAAACATTTTCGTGTACAATTATGCAGTATGTTCGTTCAGTCATGATTTAACCCAATTAATGTTTCAAAGGCTTTTTTTGCTTGTTCTGGAACCACTGCATTGCCCAAGGCTCTAAGTTGTGCTATATGATCTTGGGCATCTTCCCTACATTTTTTAATCCACGCTGATTTAAAACTTTGTGCCAATAATTGTGACAAATCTTGCAAAGAGTTTGGATGTTTGAAGGTTCGTTGTTCTTGTGATTGTGATCCACATGATGCGCTTGTAAGTTTTTTTCTGCTCCGCATGCTTCGCAAAAATTCTCTCGGAGTTTTCGGGCTGCTTTGTGAAATGAGTTCTTGTGCACTGGATGCTTGTTTACATTTCTGTACGCACAAGCGCAAGAACTCGAACAATATTTCTTCTTCAGGAATATAGGACGTCCCTGAAGTTTCCCATTCCTGAAGCGAGGACGCAATATTTCCCCTTTGCAGTAAAGACAAAACTTCTTCGGGACAAATTTCATTGGTTGAGGCATATTGATATATTAACATAGAGCCTTCAATTAAATCAATTGTGTCCAAGTTTCTTTGTATCCCATGAGAACACTTACCCATCTCGGACACAGTTTCTTGCCAATGCTCTCTGGATTCAAGCGGCCAATAGAATCTTGAAGATCTTCCCCATGTGTTTTGTTTAATCGAGTCGGACTTGGTTGCCGAATGGGTTTGTTTGCTTGGCTCGCTGTCGGGGTAGCCATTAATACCATGCTGTGTAAACATGGAGAATTTCTTTTCCGTTCGCTCGGTCTATCTGTTTGTGCTCTTGCTTGAGGAGTGGGCCAAAAGAAACCATCTTTCACGTCTATGAAGCGCTCCAATGCTTGAAGCGGATATAATACACCATCTACAATCATACCCAATTTCGGTAATTTCTCTAACGACTCGAACTCCGCCCCTAGTAGTGATTGCGGGCACGTTTTCAAGGAATATGAAACTGGGCTTGATTTCTTTGGCCAAGCGTATGATCTCAAAAAATAATCCGCTTCGCTTTCCTTCCAAGCCTTTTCCAGCTCCTGCAATACTAATGTCTTGACAGGGGAAGCCACCATATATGATATCAATATGTCCAAAGAATTGGGTTCCATCAAGTGACATAATGTCATCCCAGATGGGTGCTTTTTGCAATTCTCCTTTAAACATTCTGGACAAAAGTACTGCCTGGCAGTATTTGTCAATTTCACAGTAGGCAATTGGTCTGACATGCTCACGCAATGCGAGGCTGATTCCTCCGATTCCACTAAATAAATCCAAACCATTCATATTACCTTGTAAACAATGACATGGGAGGGACTCGAACCCTCATGCCTTTGATTCCCCTTTAGCGTCATGCATAACGCATAATCAGTTTCACAACGCTCTACCATTGAGCTACTCACGTCTTTAAAACTGTGTAAACTTCGAGCCTAACTTTAACCACAATTGACATTTTCTTGCAATCCTTAAGTTTCGTTTTGCTTGTACTTAATAACAAGATAGTTTTAACTAATAACTTAGTCATTAAATTTAACTAGAGGTCTCGTCATGAGCTTCAATTTTCTCGATCAACAGTTTATGCCAAGCGATTCCTACTCAAGAGAACTGGATCGCAGGGTAGCTATGGATGAATACCCATACGGATATGAAGGCGAAGTGCCTCCACAAGGTCATATGAATGGCATGGGACTGGTCAATGATTCCTATAAAAACACACCTGATAAGCCTCAAAAAAAGCCTTGGAAGGAACTTAAGTGAAACCTGGAAGACTAAACGATCAGGCTCCTAAGCCTAGACTTGGCAATGATCCCAATTTACACGGAAAACGCTCCGTAGACAATGCCGGTGGGGCAAATCCGCCTCCGGTAAATCCTGGCAAAGCCAGTAAAAAGAAGAGGTAGTTATGTACGAACATGAAGTAGATAAGCCTAAAGAGGCTCCAAAGGGCATGAAGCCTTCGAACATTCACCCAATGAATGATTTCAAGCGTGATTGCTCAGATCAAGCATATGGCCAAGGCGGAAAAGCTGGCTGTATGGCAGATCACAAGAAAATTATGGGTCAGCATTTTACTGGCGCATACAAGGACGATGGATATTAAGCATGACTGAAACTTTGGGTAATCTACGGGAAGCGATGGCTATAGACTGCTGGAATCAGGCAGAGAAAATAGCCAACGAACGACGAAACGATCCAAAACCATTTTACATTATGTACGTAGGCAAAGTCGACCCTGCATTGTCAGGAGCTGACGCCTGGGGCAAACATGTAGCTGGCGGGATTAGACAGTCGTTTAAGCTTTCATATGATAGACCGCCCTTTGTTTTAGGGATGCTGGTGTGGTTCGTAAATGCACCACTTGGGATTTTTGAGTTTATTCCTGATCTCTCGAGTCCCCCAGATATTCCCATCGATCCAAGCCTATTGTCTCATCGATCAGAGGATTTCTCTGTAGATTTGGCAAATAAGGCGCAGCAGATGAATAAAGTAATACCGCTAGTTAGCTAGTGGGATCATAGCCAACTTTTAATGGGCGTAAACGAGCGTGTCGCCGACGCAAGGACACTATGACAATATACGATCAAGATTACGTTGCAGAGCTAACAGCTCAGCAAGAAGCTATGCAGGGCGTAACAGACCCAGTCGCCGGGGGTCAGGTAGAAGCTAATACTCAAGTAGCTGAGGAACCTGTCGAGGAAACAGTTGATCAGGCCGTTGAACCTGAGCATCCAGTAGAATCTGACAAGGAATACAACTTCAGGGCACTACGCGAGGAACTAGCACAATTTAAACAAGAACGGGATAGATACCGTGAAGAAGCTGAAGCGTTACGCCGAGATGTGCAGCGTAAACCTGAAGCGCCTCGTAAGCGCGCAATCGATGACATACAAAACGATGATCTCGTAACAGGTGCACAGTTCAAAGCCATAATGCAAGAAAGAGAAGCAGAGTATCAGATGATGCTAGGCGAACTCCAAGTCAAATCACAGAATCCCGATTATGACGAGGTCACAGCTAAGTATGGCGTGCCTCTTATTGAAAAAGAACCTGATCTAGCTCAAGGATTCCTTGCCTCCAACAACAAAGCCGCTTATCTATACAAGATAGGTAAGATGGCGATGCTGGCGGAACAAAGGCAGCAACCAGAGCCTGTAGCCGCGCCTCCTCAGCCCTCGCAAGCTGCAAAGCGCATAGTAGAAAACTCGCGAAAACCTGGCACACTTTCTAACACAGTTGGCGGCGCTGGGACATTATCAAAAGCCGACTACTACGCGACGATGTCCGAAGCCGACTTCAAAGCTCTGATTGAAAGGAACATGGAGCAGATCTAATTAAGAGTAGATCTAAATGGCAATTACAACATTAACGCAACTTCCTCCGGAAGTTCGTACCTATTTCGATAGGATGTTGCTAACGCTGGCGAGACCTTACTTCATCTACGATCTTTTCGCTCAAAAGAGACAGATTCCTCTGAACTCTGGCGATCAGATGGTATTTGCAAGGTATTCGACCTTAGCGGCTGCAACAATTCCGCTTACCGATGGACAAACTCCAGCGGGTAGCCAACTTTCCCGTACAGATTTTAAAGCAGCTATTAGCTGGTATGGGGATTATGTGACCATAAACGAAGTTGTGGTCGATAAATCTTCTCTGATTGACTTAGAACTCCTGGCGGCTTAACAGGACAATAAGGGGCAAGCGAAAGCAGCCTGAACGACTAAGTGAGAAGACCCGAGAGGGATGCGATAGTCTGAACACGAGCTATACATAAAACTCGTGAGGTGAATCCGAAGAGGTTTACCCGCTACATAAATGTAGTAGTAACAATTTGAACTGACCAGGTGCAATTCGTTGTACAAGACCGTGTGCTTAATGAAGCGACAAAAGTCCTTTCTTTACAACTCGGCCTTACAATCGACACCCTCATACGCGATATGATGGTATCGACAGCATCGACTATTGCTTGTACAGCAGGCGTAAACGGCAACACACCTACTGAAATCACTGATACTGATATTCAGACAGCGATTGTTGCGCT